TGGGTGGCCAGAAGAAGCGGTAAACAGATACATCACGCTTGATACCAATAACTACGTTATTTGGGAATGTCAAGTGGATATCTCCGTGTGAACCTGCATGTCCTGAGTAATCTCCAGCTTGTGTCTCTGGAAGTAGTGGAACTTCAACAATTGGAATACCGAATGCATATGGTGCAACGTATCCTGCTGGTCCACCAACAACTGGGACATCACCACGGATAATGCCAGAAGCAATATCTTGTGGGTTAGCGAAGTTTGTTGAATTAGATGTTGAGTACAAGTAATCTTGAATCAAGTTTGAACCTGACAAGAAGCGAAGGTCTGTACGACGTTGCTTGTACTTACGTGGGAGAGCATTAAGAGCTGAGTTGAATACTGCACGAGAAATTCCCGCACCAGCTGCATCAACTACGTGACCTGAAGCCTTTGCCTTCTTTACAGCGCCATCAAATGACTTGTAAAGTGCATCTCCTGTTAGAGCAGTATCTCCGTTAAGGATAACATCTTCGATGTCGTTTCCTGCTTGTGTTGCCATCATTCTGGCAATGTGATCTTCAAGATCAGCACCTTCAATGTTGTCTTCTAGAGACTCTGTTGAAAGTTCCCAATCCATGCGAAGCTTCTTTGTTGTTAATGAGATCTTTGAGAATGTAACACCTGAGTTAGCTCCTGTGTTTTCGCCTTCTGAAGCAAGCTTTACAAGCTTCTCTCCAATGGACATTCTATCGATTTCAGTTGTGTCTGCCTTCATACGAACTGTACGTGCGACCTTACCGATTACGGTTGCGTCGAACATATAGTCTAAGAATCGAGCAGATTGTTCTGGGTTTAGGAGACCGCCGTTGCCATTTTCAGATGCAACGTGGACGCCTGTACCACCAGTTGAGGAGCCAAAACCTGTTGATACTGTTGCACCAGCAGCTGCTGCCTTTTCTAATAGTTCATTGCTCATGTTTTTATACCTACCTTAGTTAAATATTTCGTTCACGGAACCGAGGAAAGAACCGTTCCATTTAGATTTCTTGATTGTTGCTTCCACTGGCCCGCCAAGGTCAGAGGACTTCTTAATTGCAGTCTCGGATTCTACTGCATCGACACGCTTTTGTACACCGTCAATCGTGTTCTTGATTTCTGTTACAGCATTTGACAATACTGAGTGTTGTTCTGCCAACTCTGAAATTCTTGTATCTACGCTCTTGCTGAAAGCTTCTACAGTCTCTTGGATTGTTGAAACTTGCTGTGCATTTGCTTCTGATGCCTTGTTCAAAGTTTCTGAGAAAAAGCCCTTTAAATCGCCTAACATTTTCGCAAAATCAGGTTCATCAACCTTATCTTCTGATACGGCGGCTGCTTCTTCCAGAGTTTCGGCACTAGCGTCAGCTTCTGCATTATCTGCAGGAGCATCTTCAGCTACTGTTGCATCTTCTGCAACTGCTGGTGTCTCTTCTACGGCTGGAGCTTCTGCTGCTACTGCTGCATCTTCAACAACTACGTTTTCTGTATTTTCTGACACGTTATTACCTCCTTCTGCGTTTGCCTGTTTTGCAATTGTTTGTGTATCAGGCAACGTAAATCTTGATTTCTTAAATGAATCAAGAATCTTATCAATCTCTTTTGACTTATTAACATCTGAGCTTTCAACCCAACCAATAAGTTGTGCTGGCTTTCCAGATATTGGAGAGTCGTATGTTTTTTCTGTTGAGATAAAAACAGAATTACTATCTTCGCAATAAAAAATATTTTCAGTTATAACTTCAGTTGCTATTCCTTTGAACATCAACTTGCCATTTACTTTTTGAACAGAAAGAATATTACATAGTTCATTTGCTGGTGAATCAACAATTGATAATTCAATAAGGTCATAGTCCTTAATAAATCTTACAGATTGACCACTTGCTTTGTTAACCTCATTGTCTGATTCGTTGATCTTTCCGCCGATTGAAAAACCAGAAAGTGTTCCGTCTAAAACTTTTTCCCAAGTATCTTGTGCGCCCTTAGAAATATATGCATCAACATATACACCATTATAAAATGACTTTGAAATTGGATCATAAAATGTTTCTGGCTTAAAAGAAACTACTTTTCCAACTGCAACAGAGTTATGCATTTCACGAAGATTGCCTCTAAACTTTTCAAATGCCTTTAGGCTTGCTTCAGCTGTAACAACATCTCCTGTTTGATCAACGTTATCTAATGTAGCAAATCCAGATACAGTTCTTTTTTCACGGTTGACCTTTGTAAAAGGAACCGATAAACTTATATTGTCGCCATGACTGGACCACAAAGACTTTTCAATGTTCATATGCTTAATTTTATCTACTTATATATAAAAAGGCAAATAACAGTTGAGTAGAGTTAGTCAACTTGTCGTCCGTCGCCCTTTGCATTTCTACCTTCTCCTGAGACATCTGGTGAATTTGCTTGGCGATCTTGTGACCTTTGTCTGGTATTTCCAGCTTGTGCTTTTGCTTCTGCGGCTGCTTGGGGCTTTAATTCCACCACTTTGTCTCCGCCATCAATTGGAATCATGCCCTTTCTAATTCTAACTTCATTAGGGGTAATTACCTGCATACGCAAATATCTTTCATCAATTTTAGACTGCGTATCCTCATCTGTGAGGGTCAATTCATTAAACTTTAATATTAATGCATCTGTTTTTTCAGCAAAAATATGATTTAATTTCTTTTCTAAAATCATTTGAGCTGGTCTGCAAACCTGCTCTTTAAATGTTTTATCTGCATCTCTGGCTACTGCTAAATTAACACCTTCTGGGGTTCCAATTTTATTAATGGGAACACGGTGAGCCAAAAGAATTTCATCTCTATTGGCTTTACGATATTTTTCAAATGAACCTTCTTGAGTTCCCGCCTCAATTGGATCCATCTTAAATTCTGTTTTAGAGTCTGGGGTATCTCCTGGAAGTGGAATATAAAGAGATCTATGGTTTTTGCCTTTAAGCCCAACTTGAAAAAATTCAAGAAGCTTTCTTTCTGAGTCTGGGGAAAGCTTTGCACCCTTTACTGTAATTATATATCTTGGGACTGCTTTATTTTCAAAGTAATCTAAATTATATCTACCAGAAAACTCATTACCAGTTAAAGCAACTTGTGCTGCAATAATGTCTGGGATACCGTAATAGTTATTCATAGGAGTATACTTCTTTAAATGAATAATTTCATTTGGTCTATCTTCTGCGCTTAAAATTGGGTTAGGAGTTTCTGTATCTCCAAAGTTTCTAAAGAATACTGCCTTGCCATAAAGCAATTGAATAAAGCCATCACGCAAACGGCGTACACGCATTGTCTTTGCTGGGATGTGTCCGACATAACCAATGTTTCCAGCAGTAGTTCTGCCAATTTCAATATAACCATTGCCAGTAGCTTCTAGGTCTGTGTATGCTTTAATAAGTGTTTGTGTAAAAGTATCTTCATCATTAGTTTGATCTAGCCAAGAATGTAAATCTTGTCTTAGTTTATTGAGCTTTTTTCTTGCTCTTTCTAATTGCTTTTCGTCTGTAATGGAATCAAATGCATCATTTGTTTTTTTTGTTTCAATAAAATCATAACCAAGCCCAACAATGTTTGCCACCTTGGCATTAATTGCTGCGTAGTTATATGTTGATATTTCATAAATCTTTGATAGATATTCCATGTTGTATGGTGGCTCTACAAGATCGAACATTGCGTATCCAGTAATTGCCTGAATCAATAAATTTTGTTGTGTGGCCGCTCCGTCTTGACCAGTAAAAGCTTTTGAAAATTCTCTGTTTACTCTTCTTTTAAATGTTGGTCCAAGGCCTCTAACCTTTTTTAATTCATCAACATCAATTGCAAATGGATCATTATTTACAGTAGTTGTTCCTTTATTAAAATTAAACCAATCAGCGCTGTTAGAGATTTCTACAACACTATCGTCTAATGAGTCTTCTATAAATTCCATTATCTGCCACCTCTTAATTTTTTCATTTCATCTTTATGGTTTCCTATGTCCAATTGATCTGGAATTAGTCCCCACTCAAGTCTTTGTTTTTGGTGTTCGAACTCTTCATCGTCAATCTTGCGTCTTCCAGAAAGAAACTTAGGCCTGCCCTCATGTATACCAAATGAGCGAACCTCACGAGCCAAAGCATCGATTTTGGATTTGTTTCCTTTTTTGGCCGTGACCGAAAGAAAATTGCCATCATCGTCTCCAATCCATCTTCCATCTGGCATTTCCCAGACGTATATTCCCAGAGTAGTTTCTTCCTCTAGTACCTTTGCATTCATCTTTGTAAAGTCCATATGTCTTTATTTTACCATTCTATAGTACATAAGTCCAGCTTTTTGTCCATGATTGTGACAAAAATGTTAAATACTTGACGCAATATATTCAGTATTATTTATATAATAAGGAGTATTGTCATTTCCTATGACACTTTCAGATACCGACATTGAGGTATCGTTGACCTGTACAAAGTATCTATTTGTGTATAATAGGTAATGAGATATAGCTTTTGGGCTATCAAATTGGTCTGGATAAAGTGCTAAATTATTATAGATATTCTTGGATCCATATTTTGAGCCATCTTGATTTATATTAAACTTAATATTGCTTGTAGCGGCAGAAGAAAGAACTACGACTACATGGTGTGGCATATTCTTTGTAAAAAACTCTGAAATATTTGTAGCAGATGTCCAGTCTACGCCATTTACATAAATTGATGCTATTCCAGATTTATTAATTACTCCGCTTGAATTCCATTCAAATATTTTAGTGTTACTTGAGAATAACACATTTTGTCCAGATACTGGGGTAAATATCATTTCTATAGTCTTAATTGATTCTTGAATATCTACATTGAACCCGCTGCCATTATACATCTTTAAACCGTTATAGTCGTTGTAAGAAAGGATTCTGGAGTTGAATCTTGACAGTCCATAATCTTTAGATGAGTAAATCCTATCTCCAGAGTTGTCTGCATAAAAATCTTTATCCTGAAAGAAATCTAAAGATATTGATTTTAATTTTGGCAAATCTATTGATGTATCTGTGGAAGTCATTGTTACTCTTAAATAAATTAATCCACTTGTAACAGCATCATTTTTATTAAAATATGGGATTGGGTTATTATTAATACATGGTTGCCAATTTGTATTATCTAAGCTTACCTCAACAACAATATTTGACACGTCTGAATCCCACGATATCTGTGAGGAGCTTACTCCAATCCCAGAAGGAATGTATAACTCTTCAATAAATGAAAAAGAAGCAGTTGCCGATGTATTTGTTTTAGCAAATGTAACATAAGATTGATCTGGGGAAACTAACGCTGATCCAGATACTAACTGTGTCCAGGTTTTTGTAAGTGGATAATAAAATTGTAAAGCTGGTCTAATCTTTGAGTGATTTAAACTAAATAAATATCCACCGTCTGGGTCAACAATTTGCATATATTTTATTTCTTTAATTCCATAAACATAATGCTTTTTTATTTGATCTTGTGAAAGATTGTATCTATATGTGGCTGCGGCATCTACAACAAACTCATTATTTGATAATGATGGTCCTATTTGAAATGTTGTTGAGGCATTTGTAAACATATAATTATCAATTGAATTTGAACTAACTAGCTCACCGTCAAAATAAAGACTTAATGAGTTTTTATTATATAGTGCAACTATATGTGTAGCTTTTGAGCTTGCTATTTTATATCTTGTACTATTTGCGCCAACCTGAAAAACAACATCTCCATTTTGATAAAATATTCCAATAGGAGTATTTTGATTTGGGTCTCCAAATAATGTAACCCTGTTGCTAGATACTGCTGGTGGCTTTATCCAAATCTCCATTGAAAATGAATTATCTGAATATAAACTATTTGCCATTCCTGGACAAACTGTAGTTATTGTTGTTTGATCAGAAATTAAAGTTCCATATATACCGCCTGAAACAAGTGGCATTAACTTAGATCCAGATATTCCAGAAACAACTCCATGATTATTATTTCCTGAATAATCTAAAACGGGCAGTCCAGCAATATCTGAGTAGCTTTGAAATGCATTCTTAACAGCTTGATATGTTGGATACAAAGATAAAACTTGGTTATAGTCTTGTATAGAACCAGACTTAACCTCATCTAATGTGTAATAAGATACGGGAAAGTCACTAAGGACTACATACTTATATGACATTCCTGCCTCCTTTTAAATTAAAGTGCTGCTATTTGTGTTTGCTTTTCAACAATAAGTGATTGAAGCTTTGATACTGTTTCTGCATTTGGTTCTGCTTTTGCATTTTCTGCAATTAGCTGAACTTCTAGCGAGTACATCTGATACTCAAGGTTTCTAACTTCTGCATCTACAATTGCTGCTTTTTCATCGTTTGTTAACTTTGTATAAGTTGCCATTTTTTCTCCTTTTATAGTTCAGCCAATAATTGACTGTATGTGTTTTTTTCAGATAATAGATTATCTAAAACTTGTTGATAGGAGGGTTTTCCCTCTACTGGCTCATACTCTTCAATTAATGGAATAGTTATATCTATTGCATTAATTTTAGCCTGTAATATTCTTTTTTTATCTTCTAATGTTATCATATCATGCCCACGATGTAGTCTGTGCCGTTGAAGTTCCTGCACTATTTGTTGCGGTTACGCTAACCCATCTTGCCCAAGTATATGTAGCACTATTTCTTGTAACAGTTTGTGTTCCGCCAGAACCAGCAGTCCAGGTTCCGTTTCCAGTTGCAGAGGATAATACTGTTCCTCCATTTGAGTTAGAAAATTGAATTCCCCAATCAAATGATGTTGGCACTGATCCTCCTGTGTGTGTTATGCTTAATGTCCATTGTCTTGTTCCGCTGTAAGAGTTTGATACAGAAACTGTTGGTTTTGTTATTGTAACTGGATTTGTGGCTGGCCCAAGTTGTCCTGATGCTACTTCGGAACTTGTTCCTGCAGAGTTTGATGCAGTTGCAAATGATTTAAAATAATATCCTGCATCCCCTGCAGCTACAGTATAGCTTGTGGAACTACTAAAACTTGATGCTACTGTAGTTTCTCCACTAACAACTCCTGCAGTTCCTCTTGTAATTTTAATAAAATATGATGTTGGTGACCCAGACCATCCACTTGTAGATGCAGATAATGTGCTTCCTGTCGACACTCCTCCAGAAAGATATGCGGATCCTCCCGAAGGAATTACGACTGGTGTTGGAACTGGTCCTATGTCTGAGGTATTAGCATATGAAGAAGAAGTTCCACCAGCATTTATTGCATAAGCAAATGCTTTATAATAATAACCAACGTCTCCAGATGGGATTGTATAAGAAACACTTGAAGATGTTGATGATGCAACTAATGTTTCGCTGATAATAACGCCAGCAGTTCCTCTTACAATTCTAATATCATAACTTGTTGGACTATTTGACCAACCAGATGTTGATGCAGAAATTGTAGATCCAACAGCAACAGATGAAGCTGTCCAAGAAACAGAACCTCCAGAAGGAACTGGTTGTGATAATGCATATGGACCAGCTGTTACGTATGAAGAATATTTAGCAGATGCGCTTACAGATGAACTTGACATACCATATCCTTGATAGTTTGTGCTTTTTGGATATACAGTAAAATTATAACTATTTATATCTGGAGCCGAATAAATATAATAATTATTTGTTCCTGGTGCAACATTTACATAAAATACACCATTTTTATAAAGATCATATGAAATTGCTCCTGGTGCTACTGACCAACTTACAAATATTTGATAATTTGTGTTTACTGATCTTACTGATACAGAAGCATTTCCTGCTGTTCCCGTTCCACTGAAGGTTTGTGCTCCATAGTTAAATGAAGGTGTTCCAGCAGTTCCTGATCCAGTTCCATCATAAGTTGTAGCTGATGATCCTGCTGTCCAACTTCCAGAGTATGAAAGACCTGAAGTAGTCATAGAAATAGATCCTGGTGCATTTGGAGTTACTGTATAGTCATAAGCATTTATTGTTGTAATTTGTGGCAACATTGTTACACCAGTAGATAATGTTATTGTTGTTGACCCTCTTTGATTTGTTGCAGTTAATTTGCAACCTATAACAAATTCAACATCTGCTGCAACGGTTGTATATGTAGAAGATGTGGCACCAGATATATCGCTGCCGCTTCTTGTCCATTGATAAGCATAAGAGTTTGTTCCATAAGAATCTAAGCTAGACCACGTTCCAACATTTATTGCATAGGTAGAACCAATGGCTCCAGATGTTCCAGAACTGGTATATATTGAAGCTCCAGAAACATAAGACGGATATTCTGGATACATTAACTTCCATTGAGATCCGTTGTATATCCAGCCTTGTTTTGCTTTATTCCATGTACTATTACTATAAATTTGTAATGATTTTTGAGATTGCCATGCGGATCCGTCGTATATTTTTATTGTCATATAGGATCCTAAAAGTATATATATAAATCGCCAACTGCAGTGCCCGAAGGTGGAGTTCCTGTAGTATTATAAAAAATTTTATTTAAGTTAGATGTATTAGTTCCATTTGAATAAGCAACTGCAACTCCTGCTGTTCCTGTTGCACCCGTCGCACCTGTTGCACCCGTTGCACCTGTTGCACCTTGTTGTAAAACAAAGTTAAATGTTGCTGCTGATGTTGTTCCTACATTTGTAACACTTGGAGTTCCTGTAGGTCCAGTTGATGTAATAGTTCCAACTGCAACTGTTGCTGCAGTTCCTGTTGCTCCAGTAGAACCAGTTGCTCCAGTTGATCCAGTTGATCCTGTTGGACCAGTTGCACCAGTTGGACCAGCTACTGTACTTGCTGCTCCAGTAGAACCAGTTGATCCAGTTGCTCCTGTTGGACCAGTTGGCCCCGCTACTGTACTTGCTGCTCCAGTAGCTCCTGTTGGGCCAGTTGCTCCAGTGGCACCATTATTACCTGCAGTACCTGTTGGACCAGTTGCTCCAGTGGCACCATTTACTCCATTAGTTCCAGTTGCACCAGTTGATCCTGTGGCTCCAGTTGCGCCATTTGTTCCATTTGTCCCAGCTGTTCCAGTTGGACCAGTTGCTCCAGTTACACCAGTTGCACCAGTTGCACCAGTTGCACCATTTGTTCCATTTGTCCCATCTGTTCCAGTTGCGCCAGTTGCACCAGTTGCTCCAGTTACGCCAGTTGGTCCCTGTGCGCCAACTTGACCTTGTGGTCCTGCTGGGCCTTGAATGGTTCCAACATTTATCCAAGATAAAGATGTTTGAGTCCAAACATAAAGAGCTCCATTAATTAAATATCCATCTCCTGCTGTGCCAGTTGGATGGGCTGCTTGAAGTTGAGATAAAGTTGAATATGAACCAAGAATTGTAATTGATGTTCCAGTTGCACCTGTAGATCCAGTTGCGCCAGTTGCGCCAGTTGGACCTGCTACTGTGCTTGCTGCGCCAGTTGCTCCCGTAGGACCAGTAGGACCTGTTGGACCAGGCACTGTGCTTGCTGCACCTGTTGCTCCTGTAGGGCCAGCAACCGTACTGGCTGCTCCAGTTGGACCAGTAGGACCAGTAGGACCTGTTACACCAGTTGGCCCTACTACTGTGCTTGCTGCGCCAGTTGCGCCTGTAGGACCTGTAGCTCCTGCAGGTCCAGTTGGCCCAGCTACTGTGCTTGCTGCTCCAGTAGATCCAGTTGCTCCAGTTGATCCTGTTGCGCCAGTTGGGCCAGTAGGACCAAAGTGTGTACTTAAATAATTATCAATATCTTGAGCAAGATAACCAAGATCTCTAGGAATATCTGGTGACATATCCAGTGTAGGATATCTAAAATTCTTGGCTGTATTGTTGCTCATTTTTAAATTATACCACCCTCAAGGTTATGAGCCTTTTCATAAAATTCTACATTAACTGCAAGCCTTTCATCTGGCTTAATGTCTAAAGCTATTTTACCATGTTCTAGGGCATCTGCAAAATGTCCTAAGTTGTAGTTTGCTAGTGCTAATAAATCATGAGGCTTCCATCCCCATGCATCAGCTTCACAAAAATAACCTAAAAACTTTTCTTTAATATTAAGGGCAAGTTCTGCAAATTCTTTTACTTTTGGCCAATCTTGAATTTCATAAAAATGCTGTGCAAGATCCACAAAAGGTTCTCTTCTTTCTGGGCACTCAGATATTGCTTGTCTTAACCAAAACTCTGCATTTTGTGGTTCACATTTTGCAATAAATCTCATAGACTCGCATCTTTCTGGTTTCCAGACTGCTGAAGGTAGATTTAAGTGTCTTCTAAATTCTTTTGCTGCATCTTCATACATAGTATAGTAAAACATTTCACGAGCATAATAATGTGCACATCTATCGCTATGCGGATCTTCTTGTGCAGCTAATTGTAATAGAGGTAAATATTGTCCTCTAGATTTTGAGTTATCTGGATGATGGTGAATTTTAATATCTACTACTTGTCTTTTTTCTTCTATACCATAATTAGTTACAGACTCATGAATTGGATATTTCCATCTATGTCCATTTCTGGCATGCATTCTTAATGCTTCAAATTCAACACCTGGATTACCATCTTGATCATATGATGTAACTAGCTTATGTATTGGTCTAGTTATATCTGATCCCTTTAACTTTTCAAGTTCCGCCCGCCATCCTTCAGATAATATTTCATCCATATCTAAAGATATGCAATAATCTATGTCGCTTGGAATTAATGCTAAAGCGGCATTTCTAGCATCATCAAATCGCCAGGGGTTTATTGATATTGGGAATACTTGTATTCCTAAAGATGAAGCTAATTCAAATGTATTATCAGTTGATCCAGTATCTGCAATTAAAAGATAGTCTGCATCTTTTGCTGATTCATACCAACGCTTAACAAATTGCTCTTCATTTAAAGCAATTGTATATACTGCTATTTTCATAGATTACTTTCTACTAAGTATTACCAGATTGTTATTGCTGCACGTTTCCAAGTATTTGTTGCAACACAAACATAAATATAGTTTGTGTCAAATTTTACATCTCCAGTAACACCAGTATCAGTTGCTGATGTTGGTGTTCCGCTCAATATCCAAACAGGCCCTGTTGAACCAGTTGGTCCAGTTGATCCTGTTGGACCAGTTACGCCTGTTGGGCCAGTTACGCCTGTTGGGCCAGTTACGCCTGTTGGGCCTTGTTTAAGAACAAAGTTTAATACTGCATCTGTAGTTGTTCCACCATTCGATACACTTGCAGTTCCTGTTGGACCAGTTGATGTTGTTGTGCCAACAGAAATTGTTGCTGGCCCTGTTGGACCAGTTGCTCCAGTTGGACCTTGCTTTAAAATAAAGTTTAAAATTGCATTATCTGATGTTAATGAGGAGTTTGTTACGCCTGCTGTTCCAGTAGGTCCTG